TGCCTGTTCCATAATGTTGGTCTCAACAATCCAAATGCGCTCTAAGTCAATGCCAATTGCTTGGGCATACTCAGGAACGAACTCTTCAGCCGCGATCCACAGGACGACCCACTCGGGGTCTAATGCTTGGTTAGCCGCGATTGTCTTTAGAACAAGGGCAGTCTTACCTGATGATTCGTCTCCAATGATCTCAGACCATTGGTTGACAGGCCAACCGCCACCGAGCATGAGGTCAAATGCCAAGACTCCCGTAGTAATACGGGGAAGTTCTTGGCGCATCTCTGAACCCTTGATGATGGTGTTAGCGCCATGCTTCTTATTGATAATGTCCTTGATTGATTCAAAAGTGTCCATCTTGTTTTCCATTTGTTAGATAGACCAAGAAGATTGGTCTGCTTGTGAGTATTTACCATTCCATCCGCAACAGTAACAGCGGGGTGCAGGTGAATGACCATTGATCATTCCTTTTGATCGGCTGAAGACTAGGCTACTGCCACATTCAGGGCAGTCATGTGTTTCACGCCGAGCGGCTTCGCCACCCTTCCATGAACGAATTGCGTCGCCCATGTTGATTTCACCGTTTGCGTCAACAGATGCTTGAACTTGTGAATGTGCCTGTGGTGCAGGTTGTTGAACCTGAGGAAACCTAATGTTACTTGGGCTAGACGGCATAGTTGATGGGGGTGTCCGCGGAGGGGGTGAGGGTTGATTACCTATTTTTCTTGACCACCAGTCACTCATCGTCTTCGTCCTCCTGTTCTCCGTTGAAATATGCGTCCCATCCATCATCTTCGTCGTCGTCGTCAAAGTCAGGAGGGTCAATTGAGAACATACTAATCACTGAGATCATCTGGTTGAGTGCATCGGGTGGAATAACTAGTGGAATTTCTCCACATATTTTAATATCTTGGTTATCTAAGAGCATGGTTATAAGTGAGACACCAAACGAAGTGAAGAGGGCGACAGAAACATCAACCTCTTTTTCGTCAAGGTCATTTTGTAACTGGATGATATGGGACACCCATTCAGAGCACTTAGTTATGTCGTCAAGTAGTCCGAGAGCCTTTAGGGTAAACCACTTACCCATAACATCTGTGGTTTCTTGTTCCATGACTTCTTCTGAGGGAAGCGAGAAACCAGCCATCTCGGCAATCTCTTGACCGTCTTGTGGGGACATAGTCAGGAGAAATGTTCTGTGGTTCAGTGGTTCGTAATCTTCGTTCATTTTCCCTTAGCCTCCGACCATGAGTTTGCTGAATGACAGGATACCTTCAATGGGATACCAGCGATAACTCGGTCTTGACCCATGGCTTGAACCATTACTTTTTGTGCTTCTTCTATGTGCTTATTTGGGACTGCTACCACTAACTCGTCATGCACCTGTACCAATATCTTGGCATTGAATGGTTTCAGTGCTTCGTGAACATCAATCATAGCGATCTTGCAGATATCAGCCGCGGAACCTTGAACAATAGCATTGATTGCTTGGCGTTCTGCTCGTGCTCGTAAACCTTCATCACGACTTGTAAGTTCAGGTAGCCGACGACGACGACCCGACAAAGTACTCACATACCCGCGTTGTATTGCTTTTACAATCTCAGTGTTCTTCCACGCAGATATTCCACTAAATTGTTTGTAATAGTTATTAATTACTTCTCTTGCTCTTTTTTCAGTAATGCCTGTAGTGCGAGCAAGTTTCTGTGCACCACCGCCGTACGCTGTCAGGAAGTTAACTCCCTTACCCAACTGTCGTTCCTCGGAAGTTACATCAGCGACTGGTTTGTTTAGGACAAGGGCGGCAGCGCCAGCATGGATGTCCTGCTCTTCAAGGAAGAACTTACTCATATTCTTATCCTTAGAAAACATGCACATAACCCTTAGTTCAATCTGATCATAGTCAGCCACGAGCAATGTATGACCGGCTGGTGCTACGAACAAACTCCGGATGCTGGAATCTCTTGGAATGTTTTGAAGATTGGGGTTACTAGAAGACAGACGACCAGTTGCAGTTCTGTGGAGATGGTATGAGGGGTGAAGGCTGTTGTTGACCAACTTTAGAAGAAGGCTGTCAACATAGGTTGACTTCATCTTCTTTACTTCTTGCCACTCTAGGATTAGGGGAATAAGTGGGTGAGCGTTTTCAATGAAGCGCAATGCTTCTTCGTCAACAGAGGACGCACCTTTAGCAGTCTGCTTGTGGGACTTTAGACCAAGACCACCGTCTGCTTTGCTTTTAAATAAGAACTCTTGCTTACTCTTGTTGCTATCGGGGTTGAATCCTAGGGGGGTGAACTGGGACATCTCATTTAAGAGATCGCGCATGCGACCATCTAGTTCCCGACCAAGGACAACCATGGCACTTTTTTTGACAGGAATACCAATGTCTTCCATGTCCATAATGACACGGAGTACAACCATGTCTTGATCAAGGGCGTTCCGTAGACCTTCTTTGTTCTTGATCTTGTTCCACAGTCGCTTGTAAAGCATCCATGTCCAGCGGACATCTAGGTGGACATATTTGGTAGCCGATGAGAACGCCACGGTATTGATGATCTTGCCGAGTTTGCCCTCTTTGTAATAGGCGTCGTGCCCGTCATAATTGTGGGCGATTAAATCTGTCAGGCTGTAGCCACGGAGATTCTCATTCACGATGTGTTGCATGAGCATCGTGTCCATAAATCCTGACAAAGGTAACTCAACATTTAGATACTTGCGAATAGAGCGGGCGTCAAACTTGACATTGTGACCCACCTTGATGATATTTGGGTCAGAGAATAAGGGTTCTAATGCTGTAAACACATCAGAACGAGATAGTTGTTCGGGTGGTGCGCTGAATACAGCGGGGATGCGGTAACGAATCTTTGCCTCGGACTCAGTCCCATCCTTTTTTAGTTTGCGGTAGCCAGTAGGGGGAACGGTTGAACCGTCGCCAACTTCTTCGGGGACAATGATCTCACCGCATAAATGTCCCATTGGTATAGCCCAGGAATGACCATCGGTGGCTATACCAATCCAAAAGACTTCGTTACGCAAGGGATCAAGGGCGATGATACCTCGCCACTTTTCCATCAGTCGTTCTTGCGTGGCTTCTCTAACCGCTGGGGAAGTAGTCACCATGTCGGCTAGGTGTTGCTTGAGTTCAGTGTTAAATGCATTCATGGCGTCAGCATGACGCTCAACTATCCCGCGTGTCTCCACATCAAATGCAAAAGCACCTACGCTTTGCACGATCTTAATGATCTCATGAATTTCTTCAATCGTAGAAACAACAAGGGGAGGGGCTATTAGACCCCTCCCCTCGCTACGAATATCTACGCTCATTCTTCAGACGAAATGGCGAGTAATTCTTTGCGGTTGGGAATCGGGATAATCTCTTCCGTATAAGCACTCCGAAGAAACTTGCCTAATTCATCATCGCTCAAGTCCTGAACGCCCCATTCCTCTTCAAGGTCACGAGCCTTTACCAACTGATGGTTGGTAGCGGTGGTCGCACCCTTGCCTGAGCGTGAAACCGCCCAGTAGTGCTTGGGGAGAGGTCCTTGGCGAGGATCATCATTGAAGTTCTTCAACTGGTCAATGACGCGTGAGCCAACTTCGTATGAGCGAAGTACAGGTTCTTCACCTTGAGTCAACAGGACCACATTGAATGCGAACTTGTTGCTGGGCTTGTTACCTGATTCGCACAATGGGCATCCACGATCATCAATATTGGCGATGCAAGTGAATGACTTCTGACCAGTGCGCTCCATCCAGTGTTGGCGATAGGCGGCGTATGGTGCGGCTTCAAGGAACTTGATAATGATTGGCTCTTCAGCAATCTTGAGGCGCTGTGCGTATGACGAGTCGGTAACGCTTGACTTCAACTGGGAGACGCCTTCCCAACCACCGCGAATTACTTTGCGGGGTGCGGGTTCCGCTTTTGCGGGCTTACGCACGGGGGCATCGTCGTCGTCATCGTCATCCTCAATGGCTCGTGACTTTCGTGGGGCTTCATATGCGACTTCGTCTTTTTCAAAAGCGTCGTCGTCATCATCGTATCTGGGCATGATTTTTCTTTCTCGTGTGTGTTTGTGTTTGTTGGTTACTTGTCAGGCGCCTATTGGCGACCGATAAGTTCTTGGTGACCGAGCATATCTTGCGATTTGCTGTTCGGCGCGTTTTTCTTAATAATTTCCCAAGTCACTTGGGCCAATTAGTTATTGCGTAATGTCTAAAGTCATTCCAGTGCTTGGAGTTTCTGTCGTCCAAGTTGAAGCGCTGTATACAGTCTTTCAGGAATTCTACTTGCTTGCGAGTATACAGGCGACGACCCTTGGGTACTTTGTTTGGTAACTGAGATTTCCGAGGTGCGGATGTCCTGTAGTTGGTCTTTGGTATCCACCCTTGATGCTCCCACATTCTTAGTGTACTTGCTGATCGGTTGATTGCTTTTCCTGCTTCGCCAATTGTGAACATTTCTACATCTACGCCATTAATGCGATAATTCTTAGATTGTGCGCCATTAATAGTATTGACTGCAATTGGTTTGTTTTTACCTCTATTTTTAGGTGGGCGGGAACCAGGCCAGTCAGGCAATCCTCCCATTAGTTCAATTGGGTCAATCCCCATTTTAATCCTCGTAATTAGAAATGTTTAGTCCTCGTAATTAGAAATATCATCAGCCAAATTATCACACCATTTGACTAATCGTTCCTGCTCATCTAGTGAAACACCAGTATCAGGATCGCATAACGCAATGGCTAGGTCTTCAGTGGGACATACAGAGATTACTCGTAAAAGACTAACGATGGCATCCATTGTTAGGATGAACTCGGAGTCTCCTTCGCGGGCTTCTTGGTTGTCATTATGAACGGGACGACGCCACCAGTGTGTCGGGAACACAGAGGTGGTCCGTTCGTTGGGATCATCGTCTCCAGTAGAGAGCCACATTTCGGACATTCCCATCTCCCGGGAGGTACTTGATCGGTTGTTGACTTAGACATGACTGCCTCCCTTTGTTTTAAGGTTATCATGTATTACTTTTTAGGTTCAATGACCTTAAAAGCCCACGATTCCTTTTCGGAGTACAGTTCCTGGATTTCTGATTGCAATTCGGGGTGTTCCCAAGCCACGGTAGCGAGGGCATCTTCATCCAACATCTGAACGGTGACGGATATCTGATCCCACAGGTCGTTCTTCTCAGCCCATTCGCGGGCTGACTCATGGTTCAAGGAAACTGAGACGCGACGCTCGCGCTTTAATTGAATACCACCCTTGGTCTCAATCCACTTGCTTCCCTTATGGTCGGCATACCCATCAGTGTCAACTAGCGCCGACAACTCTTTTTTCAATTCGTCGGTACGGGCAGTGGCTAAATCACTGAAGGTCTTTGACTTGAGGTATTCCTCGGTAAGCCTTTGGATGTAGTTGTCCTCAGACGGTGATGGTTCTTGTCTAATAATTTTGGGCATTTGGTCCTCCTGGGTTGATTTGTAAATATAGCGCGCAGATTACCAATTCGGCATTTGCGTTGAGTTTATTAATCCGAGTTCTATTTCATTATTGGTCATGTCACCAATGTCTTTGGCGGTAGTTCCCGAATAATCCCACCACCATACACCTTTGCGGAAGTATGGCAAGGATTTAAAGAACTTCTTTGATGATTGTTTTCCAGCATCATCGTTATCCATTGCGATGATTACCTTGTCAGCAACTGATGCTAAGAGACCGATCTGCTTAGAACTAACAGCCGCCCCAAAAGTCGCTAAGGCTTGTGGCTTGTCAAAGACACTGGCAAAGCGCACAACATCAAGTGGGGATTCCACCAAGATTGCTGTACCGCCCTTGAAGCGTTCAATGCCAAACAGGCTCTCAGATTTCTTGACACCAACTGGGAAGTTGCGAACCCAGTCCTTAGCCTTGGTCTGCCATCCCTGTAGGTCGCCAAACTGGTTAACGATAGGGATAATCCAAGCGGCTCGCTCCGTATCCCATCGGATACCATGACTTCGGGCTTGGTCGGGGTCAATTGCTCGCTTCCTGAGTTCTGTCTCGGGCGCGGCACCAAACTTTGAAAATGAAATCCAATCAACTTCGGGTTTCTTTTTAACAACTTCTACCTCAGAAGTAAGTCTTTCTAAGTTGCGGTCAATCAGAAAGTGATGGACAGCCATAATCGCATCTGGTTCTCCAGTTAATTCTGAGACCAGCATGCTCAATGTTCCGCGGGCACCGCATGAGAAACAAATCCATAGACCAGTCTCTGCACTCATGCTCCATGATGGGGAACCATCATCGCGTCCCGTGACGCGCTTATGCACGGGACAGCGTCCTGAGATTTCCTTGCCCTCGGCACGGCGAATATCTACGCCGAGTGATTTGAGGACATTCCCAAGATCAGTCAAATGCGTCTCCGACACCATAGCCATCCGCAGTCACCTCCGAGAAGTCCATGTTCTCCCAGTCCCACTTGATATGTACTTCACCTGTGGGTGCGGAACGAGCCGCGACTACGCGAATGATTGCTTGATCGTCTAAGTCAGGGTTACGCTCAACGCCGAGTACTAGGTCTGCGTCTTGCACGAACGACGATGAGTAACCAATTGCGTCGGTAGTAATTGCTCGCGTCTTCTTGTTACCAAGTTTCCAACCAAGAGCCTGCGTCGTTGCCACAACAGGAATGTCAAGTTTCTGAGACATACGCTTTAGACCACGGGTGATATTGGTTAATGCCTGCGGGCTTCCTTTGGCTTCACCTTCCTCATCGTCCATGAGATACACACCGTCAACGATCAATAAGTCAGGTGAGTACTCCTTGACCTTGCCCGTAAGGGCTGAGATAGTCGTGAGTGACGAGGTGTCTTCACTGAAGATAAACGGTTGCATGTTCTTGCGTTGCATGAGGGAGCGACGAATGCGTTCCATTTCTTTGTTATCTAACTCACCACGAAGAATCTTGTTGAATGGGGTCTTGGAGATGATTGCGTCGTAACGCGCTTCTTGTTCCTCAATGCTCATTTCAAACGAAACGAACATGGGAATCTTGCCATGGATGTGGCAAGAGTTAGCAATGATAAGAGCAAACAAAGACTTACCACGCTTTGGCTCACCCACGAATACAACGAACTGTTGCGGTCTGAGACCTGAAGTAATTCTGTCTAAACCAAAGAACCCTGTTGGGATACCGCGCAGGGAGTTTGGTGTGCTACGCATTTCTTCGT